CAATTGAAGCGCCAGGCGTAACGAGCTGAATTATTTAGTGATAAGCCCCTCCACCCTTTTCTTCAGCTCTTCCATGTTTGATTTAAGTGCTTCAATTTCGAGCTGTTGTGTACGATTTTCCTCCACCAGCGACTGCAGCACAGCATGGTGAACCGCAACCATTGAGCCTGAGTCCCCGGCTTCTACTGCCAACACGTCATCAATAACTGTGCCGTCATCCAGCTCGCGCGAACCAGTGTTGATCACGGCGTCCGGGAAAAACCTGGCGATGTCATTCGCTATGACGCCCATGCCGAAACGTCCCTCTGCGCCTTTATGCCGATACTTCCAGGTGGCTGCCCTGATTCCCATCAGAACATCGCGAGGGTTCTGTATAGGCGCAATGTCGTTTTTGACACGTTCGTCAGAACCAGAGTTAACCCATGACCCGCTTGCGATGGCGTTTCCTGTCTGGCTAAAAGAATATGTACCGATACCACCAGTGACTCCGGCGATAACGAAGCGGATGGCATGCGTACTGGTTACGTAATGCTGAATACGCGAAAATGACCCGTCCGAGGCGAACATTTTTGCTAATGTGTTTTCGAAGGTTCCAGTTCCCGCGACGCCGTGTGCAGCACGCAAGATGATCGCCTCGCCGGGGTCGCCCGACGTTGTGCGGTTAACAAAGTCGATTACGCCGCTGTAAGAAGACCCGCGATAATCTGCCGCGTAAACGATGCGTGAGTCATCGCCCGCCGCCACTGTCCCCGCAGCTGCGCCGACATTGCGCGTAGCGGAGTCACCCAGGCCAAGATTTGTACGTGCCGTGGACGGCGTGGTGGAACCTGTGCCACCGTTGACTACCGGAACCACGTCGGTATTGGTGAACACCTGACGGACGCTGAACGTTCGGGCACCTTTGGCACCCACAACCAACACTTTGTAAATCTTGTAGTTAGGATCGGTCGCGGTGTCCGGAATAACTTCCAGGCTGAACCTTGCCCCTCCTGATGATGTACCGTTTACCAGCACGTACACACCCGTACCGTTTGTAAAGGTGATACCCGGCGGAAGGTTTGACATGTTCTCGATCGCCACACGGAAAATCTGTCCGGACAACGCATCGAATTGTTGCCAGTCAAATGAGCTGAGCGTGGTTATTGCAGACCACCCCAACCCTAATTCATTCAGCGCTTTTTTACCGACCAGCTCCCATGGCGACCATGTTGTGCCATATAACGTGCGTTGCCACGTATAGTTATATGTGGTTGCACTTGAAGTCATTGTTGTGAATCGCTGTAAAACAGTATTCCCTGCGTTTCTTAAAATGACCTCACAGATACCATTGCTTGTAGTTTGCCCGAACACACTTGGCGCATTTGTTGTGCCGGTATTACTGTCTCCGACAGACCAGACACCCGGAGTGACTAACAGATTTAAATCTCCGGAGTAAATACCCGGCCGGGTATTAACGCCGCATAAACTCCATTCACCCCATGGCCCGTCCACTCCGTTCCATGCGCCAGTCATGGAGCGGACATAAACGTTGCCGTTCATCGAGACCGTATAGCGCTGCATCCCTCCGTAGCGTCCACCGGCAAATACTTCCAGAATCCCCTGCCCGTTGTCCTCCGGGAACCCGTACGCGGCAGTGGTGTTGGTATTTGATGAGCGGTTCCAGGTCCCGGTAACATCGGGCGTCGGTCCGTATGCATTAAGGTTTGCTGCAGCGGGCAGGTTTCCGCGCCACTGCTGAGAGGAACTGACCAGACCGGCCATTTTTGCCCATGACGGACCCGGAACCTTTGTGCCGTCCGGCAGGGTGATGTTGATATCTCCGGCAGCAGAATAAAATGATTGCCAGTTAGCTTTGTCATTATTCATCCCGCGCATTGCTGCTGTCGTCTGCGCCACCAGGTCAGCCGTGACCTGACTGAGCACCTTGCGGGGCACCGCTGCCCACGCCGCACCCGTGGTGGTTGGCCCCGTGAACGGGCTGACCAGAGTAGCGGCTGTATTACTTGTGACGGTATCAACCGGCAGGGTGTACAACACGCCGCCGATTGTCGCGGTTATGAAATCGCCCGGTTTTAAATCCGTGGTGAATAACGTACTGGTACCAACCACCGCCGTTGAATTGTTGGTCAGTTTAAGAGTTCCTGCGGACATAATTTCTCCTGATTACAGGCAATAAAAAACCCGCCGGAGCGGGTTAGTTTAAGCGGTTTGCGCGAATGAGCCGGAGCCGCGCAGTATTAACATGGTCGGCGAAGACAGTGAAGATCCGCCTGCGCCGCCAGGCACCCCCGTGGAGCACGATACATTTATGACTCTTTCAGTGGTGCGGATACTGTGTATGCAGCATGATGTGGTGCTGCCCCCTCCGGGGGATTGCAGATAGAAGGTTCTGGAGCTGCCATTTATGTTGATGACCGCCGTCGCCCCGGCGGATGTGCCGTTCTGACCTGTTACAGTGACATTCATCATGACCACCACTTGTTTCGACAGGTTGAATGTGGCGCTGTCAACATACTGGAAAGATCGCACATAGTTTTGCGGGGCATCATCAAATACCATACCGTTGGCCACGTCGCCGATAAAGCTGCTGGCTTCCACCGTCCCTGTAAATTTGCCTCCGCTGGCGTACACTGTGCCCCTGAACTCACCATCAGTCGCATAAACCGTGCCCCTGAAGGAGCCGGATTCGGCATAAACAGTTCCCCTGACGGTTACGCCGGCGAACCACGCAAACCCGCTTTTGTTAATGTGCCAGCCCACATTGCCGGTGCCATCCCATGTGTTGGACTGGATGTACTGGCCAATTTTGGCATTCGTGATCGTTCCGTCCTGGATAAATCCGGAGCTCAGAAACACCTGACCGTTAACGATGGCAAAAGGCGAGTACATGACGCCGCCCTGCCCCGACAACATCACGAACTGATCGGCATTAATCGCCACGCGGGTTTTTACCGCTGAACCGTCAGCTATGACCGCCACAGACAGCCCGGCGTCGTAGTAGTTGCCGTTGTATTTCACACCCGTTTTCAGGGTGTAAATTGCATTGGCGGTGGTTGCGTCCGCATAGGCAGTCATTTTTTGATTGATGGCGGCCTGTTGATCGCCAAACTTCGTCGCGACCTGCGTCTGGTACTGGGCAAAGGCCTGTTCTGCGCTGGCCTGCGCCTCCTGAATGGTGGTAATGCTGCTGTTAACGCCTTTAAAATCCGCCGCTACTGACAGCCGGTATTCAGCAAACGCCTCATCCGCTGTCGCCTGTGCGGTTTTAACCTCGTTGATTTCCGCTGCAGCATCGCCAAACTGAACGGCCACAAGCTCCTGGTACTGTGCAAAAGCCCGTTCGTTATCGGCAATAGTAATCCTGGCCTGCGAAATTTCAGCGCGCGCCAGTCCCACCTGTTCATACTGGATCTGTGCCCCTTCCACCTGCGCAAGTGTGACCTGCATCTGTCCTGCCAGGGTGAAATCAATCTGCTCTGTCAGGCGCTTCCCGTCCTCTGACGTCAGCAGGTCTTTGGCAATATCTTCCAGATAATCGGCGGCCTGGTCGTTAGCCATGCCCCTGATCCAGTCGGTCCAGCCTGATTCATTGCCCGTTTTGTCGACCAGCTGAGCGCGGTACCAGAAAATCTGGCCCGCCCGCAAACCAAGCTGGGTGTAATCCATTTGTGGATATGGCACATCCGACAGCAAAAGCGGATCGGCATGGTCATCACGCGGCGTGTACTGAATTTCCGTTTTCAGCGTGTCTTCCGTGTTGGGCGGAAAAGCCCAGGTGAGGCGAATGCCCCAGTTAATGCCGGTGGCCGCGAAATTAATCGGCTTCGGCGGGTTACCGACTTTACCCGTCAGCGCTTTCTCCTGAGAGTATCCCCAGCCGCTGGATATCTCCGCCGCGTTGATGGCGCGGACGCGCACCAGGTAGCGCCCTGCATAGATACCCGGCACTTCAAACGACGTGGTCGAACTGCGCGGCACGTTCACCCAGTTCCCGTCGTTGCGGCGCCACTGCGCTTCATACGCGATCGCGTTCGGAGCGGGGTTCCAGCTGGCGCGCATCGTTTCAATGCTGATGCCCTGATTCACCACGGAGTAAGAGCCTATGGTGATGTTTTCCGGCGCAAACTGGCTGCCCGGAGGGATCACGCTTACCGGACGCTGGTCAATGATGGCGCCGGTATCGATGCGGGCATACTTATCCGGATCGTGAAACGCGCCTGAGATGGTAAATGTGCCGTCGTTGTTGTCGCTGACACTCACCACCCGGTACTGCTGGGCATACAGCTCATCAGACTCCACTACCCAGACGCTTTCCGCCTGCGGTATTTCCCCGTAAGCGATACTGACCGTAACGGCCTGAACGTTGATCGCCTGGATTGTTCTGGCCTGTGACGCGCCGGAAGGAAGATTAAGAATAAGGCGATCGCCCGGCTTTGCATCAGGCACGCGGTCGAGGTTGATCACGCGCCCGTTAACCGAACTGATGCGGCCGCCAGTGACTTTACCGGACAGCATTTCGTCTGCGACAGCGATGATATAGCCTGGCTGCGGGATGTTACCGTCCAGCCCAACGGAGAAAGTGACGATGCGGTCTTTGTTGTTGGTCAGTATCCCCCAGCGCCCCTTGCGGTTTGCTTCACTCTGCCGGGTGCAGCCGATCGCGGTCATCTCAAGCTGGTTGAAACCGTAGCGTGCGACCAGTGGCTGTTCAAATACCGGCTCCATGGCGTCGGCGTAGCCGTTAGCCGGGTCGGAATAAGAGACCAGCGCTGTGGTGTAACGGGTTTTGGTCGTGCTGCTCGAGTAAACGAATTCACCATTTACGACGCTGGCGCGGGTGTAGCTGTAATCAATATCGCGTGGCATGTCTGCCAGCGCCACGATCTGGTTACCGCCCCAGTACGTCATGCCACGGAAGATGGCGGCAAAGTCCCGCAGCACGGTATAGGCTTCGTTGCGGTCCTGCACATAGACGTTGCAGGTGTAGCGAGGCTCAACACCGTTCCCGCCCTTACCGTCCGGTACCAGCTGATCACAGTACTGTGCCACCTGGTACAGCGTCCATTTGTCGATATTGGCCGCCGTCAGCCGGTGACCCAGGCCAAAGCGATCGGCGACCACGATATCGTAAAAAATCCACGCCGGGTTATCTGTCCAGGCCCATTTAAACCCGCCCGTCCAGGTGCCGTTATAGGCGCGTGTCAGCGGATCATAATTATCGGGCACACGGATCACGCGCATCGCCGGTTCACAGGAAATCTGCGGAATGCTGCCGTTAAACTGGCTGGAGTCGAACTCGATGTACAGCAGCGCTGTGTTAGGATAACGCAGCTTGGCGTCAATGACTTCCGTATAGCTCTGCAGCGTCATGGTGTCGCCAGTTTTTGCGCTGTTGGCATCCGGCGTCAGTTTGCGAAGCCGCAATGTCCAGGTGCTGCCCCCACGCGGCAGGTCAATACGGTGACTGCGCTCGTAACCCGTGGTGGTTTTTCCGGTTACAGCCGTACTGATAACAGTCTGCCACGCTCCACCATTAGTCTGCAGGTCAACCGCATAGGCAACCGAATTGCCCACCAGATCCCCGTTATCCAGTTGCTGGTAAAGTGACGGCCATTTGATGCGCAGGCGAACGGCAGACAACTGCGTGTTGGTAAACGTGCGCGTCCAGGCTGTGGCACCTGAAACTTCCGTGCCGACACTGATTTCGTTTTCAGAACCCGGCATGCCCTGAATATAGGGCTGCGCCTGGGTACCGGGACGGAAATCCCAGGCGACGCCGGAAAAGTTCCGGGAGCCGTCCGGGTTTTCAATCGGGGTACCATCCAGAAAAATATTTCGCCCTGTCAGCCCACCAGCAAACTCCCCCTCGCCCAGGGCGAGCAGGATTTTCGCTTTTGCCACCGACTGGAGATCGTCCGGCTGTTCTGTGGGCGTGCGCTGCTTAGAGCCGCCGCCTTTGCGCCCTTTGATAAGTTCTGCCATGTTGCGCCCATAAAAAAACCGCCAGGCGGCGGTGACTGTGAGGAAATAAAAGGTGTGGGTTATTGCTGATCTTCGACGTAAATCCCGGCGGAAATAATCGCGCCACCAATTCGGCGTTTTCCGTATCCAATCGGAACGGGATAACCCTGCGCGGCTGTATTGGTCACGCCGCCGAACGCATAAGATGCCCGGTTATCGGCGTCCTGTTTGCTGGCGAGCCCGGCAGGCTGAGGTGAAAGCATTTGGACCACACCACCTAACATCATGGCTCCTCCCATCATTGCCATCTTTGAGCCAATAGCCCAACCCACACCAGTCCACCCAGCGAAATAGCCAATAACCACGCCCACCACAACCAAGACGGCCCCTAAAATTGTTTGTAAAGCACCGGCTTTTTTACTACCGATGATATGAGGAACTATTTTTATAACCTCATTTGTTACTGGGTATCCCAAGTCATCTAGGCCAATATTTTTATTACCTCTGTATATCGCAAATGTTAACCCTCTTAATTTACTGCTATTAAGGAACCGCTCAAAATCATCTATTGTCTTACAAAGAGCATGTATAGCTTCAGCATTAGTACGAACTAACCTTTCATGGTATTTCCCAAACAATTTCCCGAGTTGCCCATATAATTCTATTGTCACCATTCTCTCTTCGATTATAGATGTCATGTTTTTTTCCAATAATAAAAAAGCCACCCTAAGGTGGCTTGACTAGATATTAGTTTATTAAAGGCATGAGCGAGCAGCGCTTCCCCAAGGATCGTTCCAGCCTTTGGATAAGGCATAGACTTTTATATCAGAACCGCCATTCGATGCTTTATCAATTTTCACTAATGATACAGCGCCCATCCACTCATCAGAAGATGATATTTGATACCCATTTTTAGTGGGCACACTGGTAGAGGATGCTTTAAGAGCAACCCATTTTGGAGATAAGCATCTATTCATTTCATCAGGCGATTTAGAAGAATGGCCAGTAAAAATTGGCGCTTCATTTTCTAAATTCGTAGTTGAACATCCGCTAATGCCAAACAAAAGGGTTATTAATAGCAAAATTTTCATATTCATTCCCTGTATGTAATATCCAAGAGAATAGCAGATTTTATGCTAAAAAATAAAAAAAGCCACCAAGAGGTGGCTTAACAGTATTAAAAACTTCAATTAGTTTTGAGCCGCCTTGCCGCCCGTGCATTGATACTCGACGGAAACATTAGATAAAACACATGCACCCCAGCCATCGGTCTGTCCGCATTGGGATGTTTGTCCGCCAAATGCTTCTGCGCCTTCGTAACCCCAAGTTTTACATTTTTGAGCCGCTAATGTAGCGGCCTGATTAAGGTCAATTACAGGTTTTTCAAACTGTCCAACCGTATATCCCATGCGAACTGTACCATCGGCTTTACTTCCGCCCATAGGTATCATGTCTTTTTTTACAGAACAGCCAGCAAGTAACATAATAGCGAGCCCAGCCACGAACATCTTTTTCATATTTTGTTTCCTTACGTTGCAATGGGAAACATCCTAACATCCAAAAAATGAATCTCAACGCTGAAATATAAAGTTTTTGAGCTAAATAACACCTTTATATCTAAGAATTTTTAGGGTTCGCTCCATCCAGTAACCACCGTACGGCACCCGCTGGCTGAGATGTCCGTAAAGATGGTGAAGCAGCATGTTCCCTTCCAGCAATACTCCGGCGTGATTCCACTTATTCGACTGCACCTGCATAATCACCACGTCACCCGGCTGCGGCGCGCCGGTGAACTCCCGGAACCCGCATTCGTACCAGTTATCCTGGTAAAAGTTATCCGGGTACTGATCCTCCCACCAGGGATAATCCACCCGGTAATCCGCCAGCTCGATACCGTACGTCTGGCGATAGTAACTCATCACCAGACCCCAGCAGTCGTAAACGCCCAGCACAAACGGGCGCTCCAGCAGTGGAATGTCACCTCGCGGCATGATGGTCCGTAAATCACCTTCCGGCCAGCTGACAATATGCCAGGGTAGCGCCGTCACATCACACTGCGCCTTATCCAGTTCGCTCGGCTGTGTGGTGGCGTCGGGATGACTGTGCACGATGGCGGTGACCGTGCCCCAGTCTTCCGCCGTGGCGTAATCCTCCGGGCAAAGGACAAAGTTGTCCTCTGGTGCCACGGCAAGGTTACGACACGGGAAATACTTTTCCACCCTGCTTTTCTGCGCCACCACCCCGCAACACTCCCGCGGGTATTCTGATTCAGCGTGGGCAATGATGGCCTCAATGGTCTTCTTGCGCATGTCAGCTCCGGATCAAAGAAGTGCCCGGGAAGCCGCCGAACGGCAGCTCGTTACCTTCACCGAACCGCAGTTTGCAGGCGGTCAGTGTGCCGTTGCATTCATCGCGGGACGGGTCATCCACGGGATTATTGTTTTTGTCGAAATAGCGCGTCCCGGCGTAATCACAGCCATCACCGGTACGGTATTTGTTACGGATACACCAGGTGCAGAGGGAGTGAAGCTGGCGTGTCGGGATCATCAGCCCCTGCAAATCCATCGGGCTGGATAACGCAAACTCTACCACCTCGTTGGTTTCAGAGGTTTTCGCGTCGATATACCAGACCTGCAATTTTTCCTGCGTGGCATCTGCGGTCGGGTTTCCGCCGGGAAAGTTACGTGCATCAAGGTATTGCGCCAGCGTGTCATGGATCGAGACCTTCGCCTGCAGCATATCGTCATACGCAAGGCACAGCGCCGTGATAGAACCATCAAGGTTGGCAACACGAAGGACAGGCTGCGCACTTTCGCCACCCGTCGATTTTTCTATTCCCTCAATCTCGCACGGCCAGGCCTTATATTCCAGACCCTGCCACCAGATGCTTTTTGCTGCCAGTTTTGATTCATTACCGCCGGCGGCAAGTATTTCAGCTTCAGAATGGGGAATGCTGTGACTGTGGAAGCGCATTACCTCCCCCACGCCGAATGCCGTGCCGTCGACAGAAAAAAGCCGGACTGTATCGCCCGGCTCGAGTTTCTGGTAATCGCTGTTAATCATGGCGCAAAAGCCTGTTCAAAGGTTGCAGTAATTGTCATTACCGTTTTGCTCTTTATGACCTTCTGAAGGCTGTCAGCCTCAACCCGCCATAAGGCGAGCTCCCCAAATGGCGGCTTAAACGAAAAGGATTTGGTTTTATGTCGCCGTAGAAAAGCATAAATCTGCAGGCCCAGATCTGGTCGCCCGGTAAAGGAATATTCGTAGGTCAGGGTCTCGCTGTTCAGCCCTGAGCCGCTAACCTGCGTATAACCTTCGCCAAACTGAACCTTGCGGATCGTGTCGGTGCTTTTGGTTGTGGGCTGACTGGCCGACTGAATCGACCAGGGAAAAGTTTCGATAGCCATGATTTATCTGCCTCTGGTTGCGTTCCAGATCAGGCCGCCAGGACGCACTGCTTTAGCAATGCCATCATTAACAGCCTGCGTAATGACCTGCTGGTAAGCCCGCCCGAGCTGGTCTCCGGGAGGTTGCTTCGCTTCATTTTGCGGGGAGGTGACGGAAACAGGCGCATAGACGCTGACACCAAAAGGCGCGGCGACAGCTGTTGACCCACCACCGACAAGGCCACCCGAAGCGTAACCCCGCATCAGGTTATAGAGATTGCCCACACCGAGGCGGCTGGTTGCTTCTTTGGTAAATACGAACTCGCCCCGGTGAACAACCCCTGCAGGCTCGTATTTCCCCCCGGATCCTGTGTAACCGCCGGTGGCAAAGCCCATTGCAGTCGTGGCCGAATTCACCATTCCCACCAGCGCCTGCTTCATCAGTATTTGGGTAAGCATGGACATAATTGATCGCGTAAAATCTGACCAGCTTGCTTTACCGTTAGTGAGCATTGCTGCCATGTTTTCACTGATACCGTCAAACGCGGTAGAGGCTAATGATTCCATCTGGCCGTACGCGTCAGAAGCTGAATCAACATAGTTAGCCCATGCGGTTCGCGCCCCTGCCTGCCAGTTACCGCGTAACTCATCCTGAGCCGCGTAAAAATTCCTGAGCGACTCCAGCTCCTGCCGGTACCCTTCGTCCGTTTCCGTACCCCCTGCATTTTTCCAGCCCTGCAGCAGTTGTGCTTCTTCCAGACGGCGCTGCGTTTTACGGCTACTCAGCCCGGTACTTTCCGTCAGTGCCCGGGTTTTTTCACCCATCTGCGTCGTATATTTCTGCGCCCTGTCCTGTAGGTTATTGAGGCGCTCCTGAATGGAGATCTGATCACCCAGGCGGGCATTGATTTCAGCCTGCGCCAGTATCTGCTCTTTATTGCTGAGCAGGGACTTTTCGTCAGCCGTCAGTGCGCGGGTTTTCGCGGCCTGCTCCAGAACCGAGAACCTGGCCTGTTCTTTCCAGAGGTTCTGTCTCTGCTGGCTGATGGTGTCATTCAGACCACGGTGCTGACGCAACACCTCCAGCTGTGTCTGGAGTTCGAGTGTTTGAGCGCTGATCGAATCTGACGCTTTAATACCACCAGGCGTGGTGGTTTTGGCGGGCTTTTTAAGGGAGCTCTCGTATTCCTTTTTCGCTGCAGCCATCAGGGTGTTGTAGCTTCCCTGAAGGATGCGCCCTTCCTGCAGGGCCTTGTTCAGTTCCTTCTGTTTAGTGGTGTATTTGTCCAGCGCGGACTGGGTTTTCTCATAACTGGCCTGCGCCTGTGTGGCATATTTCAGTCTGTCCCGCTCGGCAACAGACTGAGCTTCAGCGCTTTCTGCGGAAACAGTCTGCAGATCGGCCTGAAGTTGTGCCGCCTGTAAACTGATACGGGTACGGTCCAGCACTTTCTGATACTGATTGCGCATCGCGTCAGACACGCCCGGTCCGGTCGCGAATTTATTGAAGTTGTTCTGGGCGATATCGAACTGCTGCTGCGCCTTTTTAAGCAGCTCTGCACCGGTATCAGGGCGATCGATATCAAGGATTTTGTCCCACATCGACTTAAAGGCGTCGCCGACTGTGTTTGCCGCACGCTCCAGCGTGCCCATATTGCCTTCAATGGCACGGGTCTGGCGTTCAAAACCTTCAGTCGCCGCGTCGTTTGCAGCTTTCAGTGCGCCTGCAGCATCGCCGGAGCGCTGGAGCTGTGCCACATGCTCAATCTGTTCAGCCGTCACGTTATGAAACTGCTGCGCCATGGCAATCAGGCCGGATGTGGGATCGCTGG